CCTCCAAAATTCTCCGGGGGATATTTTTTGAGAACTTTTTAGATATTTTCCGGCAGCGATTTAATCTTTTCATCTCAATTCACATTCAATTCGAAACAATTCACTCACATTCCACAAAGATTAGACATCATTTACAGGAGCATAGACGTTATGAACACCCGCACCCGGATTGCCATACCTCGTTTTCTCCTTTCAAGTGATAACAGACCGATATTCTAGCGCCTGTGCTTCTGTAAATGACGCCTAATAGACTTTTGAAAGGAGACCTATATGGCTAAAAAGACACCAAAGGGACTTGACGATACTGGGCCAACCAGTACGCGAAGGACCGCAGCAGGTCGCGAGAGCGAATTGATTGACTTAGCTTACGATCTAGTTGCTCAGAGACTTCGAGATGGCACAGCCACGTCCCAGGAGACAACACATTTCTTGAAACTTGGCTCTATGCGAGCACGCAAGGAGGATAAATTACTCGAAGCACAGATCAAAGTAGCAGAGGCGAAAGCAGAAGCATACAGATCTGGACAGAACATGGAAGCTATGATGGCTGAGGCTATCAACGCTGTTAAGTCTTACCAGTCAGGCAGCACCTCAACAATGTTAAACACAGGTGACCGTCATGACTAGGTCTTACAGTGAGCTAATCAAGATTCCGAGCTTCGAAGAGCGCTTTAGATATTTGCAGCTCAACGGTTATGTCGGCGATGCTACCTTCGGATCACACCGGCATCTCAATCAGACACTTTACAGGAACCCCGAATGGCGGTCTGTGAGAAACAAGGTGATATTACGAGACAATGGCTGTGATCTCGCACATCCCGATTTCGAGATTCAAGGGCAAGCAGCCTACGTCCATCACATCAATCCAATTACTGTTGAAGATATTCTGGCCAAACGGTCGATCGTCTTCGATCTAGACAATCTTATCACAGTAAGTTTTCAGACACATCAGGCAATACACTATGGCACAGAAGACTTACTTCCTAAATTACCAATAGAGCGAAAACCAAATGATACATGTCCGTGGAGGTGACTAAATGAACGAGAGCATCTTAGACACGATAAAGAAGTTGCTTGGAGCAGCTCCAGCGTATACCCCTTTCGACGAGGACATCCTCGTTCACATAAATACTTACCTCCGGTCGCTAAACCAGCTTGGCGTTGGATCTAATAGCTTTACAGTTTCGTCTGACGTTGAGACATGGTCTGACTTTCTTGGAGAAGACACAGCGCTTTTCGCTCAGGTTAAGTCTTATTTGTACGGAAAAGTAAAGCTGGTCTTTGATCCGCCAACCAGCAGTATTGTACTGCAGGCTCTTAAAGAAGCGACTGATGAGAACGAATGGAGAATCATTGAGTACGCTGACCAGAAACGAAGGGAAGCTGGTGAGGACGAGTGAGCTTTGTTTACTACAACCCGAACCCTGAGAAGAAGACGGTTGGCGATTTCTCCAACGTATCACGCACGATCGATATTTCGATCTGGGCTGGATGCTGCCAGACAGTGACTCTTCGCAACACCGGAACACAGCCGATTCAGGCCAGAAACACGAACATTGACATTGACATCATAAGCCCGGTATAGAAAGGAGGTTTGCCTTATGGGAAATGAGATGAATGAAGACGAGATCAGACACATTCGTATGGGTAGCAATAGGTAAGGTTTCATTTGAGGGGCATCGGTTTGGTTTGCCCCTCTTCTTTTTCGAGAGGAGTACTTATGAGTCCTGAAACACAGCTTGTTGTGTTCACCGCCTTACTGTCTGCTGTAACGTCATCTGGAGTCATGTCCCTTGTTGTCTATCTTGTTCAGCGGCACGACCGTAAGAAGGAAAAAGAGGACGCTAAGAACTCAGCACAAAGCAAGATGCTTCTTGGGCTGGGACATGACAAGATCATTTATTTGACAGATAAGTTCGTCCGACGCGGCGGAATAACATTAAAGGAAAAAAGAAACTTAAAGTTTTTATGCGAACCGTATTTTGCTCTTGGCGGTAATGGAGATGCCAAGATCGGCAACGAGGCGTGCGACCGGCTTCCAGTGATTTCAGACGAGGAAGCTGACGAGATGGACGCTGCAATTCACCGAAGAGAATACGGCTTAAACAATAAATAAAGCTTAGGAGGTGAAAAATCAAAATGGCTTACAACATGCTTTATGAGACATATGTCGGAGCTGATGATTACTCTTTAAGCTTAAAACACCATGGAATAAAAGGACAGAAGTGGGGCGTTAGACGTTTCCAGAACGCTGATGGATCACTTACTGATGCCGGAAGAAAACGATACGGGTATAACCCGAAATTCGAAAAAGTAAAACGAGTATACAACGTTACGGAAAATGGTGCTAAACTTCGTCCCGCATATGAGGCTTGGCAGAATGCAGAACAAAAAGTAAAAGAAGCAAAAGATAAATTCTGGGATAAGGGGCCAGACGATCCTGAGTATAATGCGCTTGTCAATAAGGTTGTAAACGATTTTAAGAAGCAAGGCCGTATAGATAACGATCCGGAATTAGTAGAACTTACTAAAATGGAAGCGCTAGATGGTAAGCGCGATATACGTCAGCATTCATTCATCGCCAACGATTTGTATAACGAATACAAAAAGAATCATCCTAACGTTCAGGCTCTTGAAGACGATGCATTTTCGAAATTAAAAGAATATGATCGTGCTTCTACTGATTTAACGTTTGACGTTGTAGCTAAGGCTGGACGCAAAACACTAGACAATTGGGTAGACGGTCGTGCTGACGGGGTCCACGTAAAACCAGAAGCTTGGTTAAAGAAGTCGTTTCAGGAAGAAGCAGAAGAACCTGGTAGGCACGTTTCACAGCCGACCATGCTCGAACGAGTTCGTGGAAAAATGGCGGAAGTAAACCAGACCATCTCTGAAAAGAAAGCTCAGCGTGCTGAAGCCGAACGTGCAAAGGCTATTGAAGATGGCGATGCTAAGACCCTTTTGAAGTATGCAGACACGATGTCTACAAACGAACTTCGTGATGCTATCAACAGGGCTAACACTATGAAGCAGCTTAAGGATCTTGCCGACGGCGGCAATCGCAAAAGCACTATGGAAAGGATCCAGAACGCTGCTACAAAGATGGCTAACTTTGGAAACGCAATCGCAAATGCAAAAGGCGCTTACGATAGATTGCAGAAGGCGTTCGCCACTGAAGACAATGATGATCCTGTTGAGAAAGCTAGGAATGACGCTTACGAAAAATCAGTCAACGCTGATGCCATCAAAGCCATGAACAAGGCTCGCGATCAAGCTAAGGCTGCTGGCGCTAGCACTAAGGATCAAGAGCTCGCTGCTTACGTTGCTAGACAGAAACATTACGAAGCCGTTGACTATGCTAAGAAACGGACAGCTGAACTTAATGAGGCTAGAGCACGGGCGGAGGCAACCATTAAACGACAGAATACCATGAAGCAAGTCAAGGAACTTCCAGGTAAAGCTCAGAGCAGTTTCTATAAGATTCTTGACGGCGGTGAATGGGTTACCAATAAAGACGGTAATAGCGAGTGGAGGCAAACAAAAGTCTCTGACTTGTTTAAGAAGAAGTGAGGTGAAACAATGCTATATGCAAGTACTTATTATGGCATTTCTGGTCTTGGTGACGATAGTCTGTACCATCATGGCGTAAAAGGCCAGAAATGGGGCGTACGCCGTTACCAGAATCCGGATGGAACGTATACACAGGCTGGTCGTATCCGTTATCAGGTTGGCAATGCAGAAGGTCAGAAGAAAGGTATAGTTGAACGAACAAAAATTCGTATTAAAGGGGCTGGCAGCCATATTGGAGGAACGTTCCGTGCAGTTAGTCGGGCAAAAGGACTCGGAAACAAAGCTGGAGAACTGGTCGGCTTTAGAGCAAAAAAAAGACATGCTGAGACAGAGGCCAAAATTCAGGACCAGCTTAGAGATGCGAGTAAAACGACTCTCGGAAAGCGTATCCATGAGATGCGCGGTATAAACCAGAGGCACGAGGCGGACTATGCTAGTAAAATGCATAGCATGAGCACTTCTAAAAAAGTTGTCGAGGCGTTGCTCCCGGTACGATCGCTTGCGACCCCTGTTGAAAAACTTAGTGGACGTCAGACGAGAAAGGGCGCCATTCTTCTTGACAACATGCTTACTGCTGGTTACGGTAGCATGTCTGTTGATATTGCTTATGGCATCGCTATGAAACGGGCAAGAAAAAGAGACAATACGACGCAGGCTATGAGCAACGTTAATCGGGCTTTCGATCCGTTCAATGTTAGAAATAGCAAACACCATGTTCGTTAGGAGTTGATGATATTTGCTCTCAAATACTGCGACTCCTATTTACTATGGTGCCTTTCGTGATAAGGTTCTTCGCGGTGAGATTCCTGTCAATCAGGAAATCTCTATGGAGATGAACCGAATTGATCAGCTTATTGCTAGCCCTAACATCTATTACGATGATGAAGCGATTAATGGCTGGATTAACTTTTGCGAGAGTGAGCTTACCTTAACCGATGGATCCGACCTTCATTTGCTTGACACGTTTAAGCTCTGGGGTGAGCAGATCTTCGGCTGGTACTATTTCGTCGAACGATCGGTCTACGAGCCAAATCCAGACGGGCACGGAGGCAGATACGTTAACAAGCGAATACTTAAAAGGCTTGTAAACAAACAGTACCTCATCGTTGCTCGTGGTGCAGCGAAGTCGATGTACGGTTACTGCATTCAGGCATTCTTTGAAACAGTTGACCCTTCGACCACACATCAGATTACTACAGCTCCAACAATGAGACAGGCTGATGAGATCATGTCACCGTTTAGGACCGCTATTATTAGGGCTAGAGGTCCGTGGTTTAAGTTCTTAACTGAGGGCAATATCCGCAACACTACTGGATCGAGAATTAACAGAGCAAAGCTGGCATCAACTAAGAAGGGAATCGAGAACTTTCTTAACGGATCGCTTCTGGAAATTAGGCCGATGTCGGTTGATAAGCTTCAGGGGCTTCGAGCAAGGATTGCTACCATAGATGAATGGCTTTCTGGCGACGTTAGAGAAGACGTTGTTGGTGCAATCGAGCAGGGTGCGTCTAAGAATGACGACTACTTGATTGTTGCGATGAGCTCTGAAGGAACAGTTCGTAACTCTGTTGGTGATACAATCAAAATGGAGTTAATGGACATTCTTAGAGGTAAGTACGACAGCTGGCATACTTCGATTTGGTACTACCGGCTTGACGACATTAAAGAAGTAGACAATCCTGCTATGTGGCTTAAGGCTAATCCTAATCTCGGCAAGACAATTACGTATGATACGTACATGCTTGACAAGGAACGAGCAGAGAATGCTCCGGCAGCAAGAAACGACATTCTTGCCAAAAGATTCGGGATTCCTATGGAAGGTTATACTTACTTCTTTACGTATGAGCAGACAAAGCCTCATAAGAAACGAGACTACTGGAACATGCCTTGCTCGCTTGGTGCAGACCTTTCTCAAGGCGACGACTTCTGTGCATTCACATTTCTGTTTCCACTTCCTAATGAATTCTTTGGAGTCAAAGCTAGAAGTTATATTTCTGAGCGAACTCTATACAAACTTCCCGGAGCTATGAGAAGTAAATACGATGAATTTATGGCGGAAGGCACTCTTGTTGTTATGCCAGGAACTACTCTTAACATGAATGACGTTTATGAGGACCTTATTAGGTACATTGAAGAAGTTGTGAATTACGATGTTCAGTGCTTTGGCTATGACCCTTATAACGCCAGAGAAGTAGTTGAAGCTTGGGTTAAGGACCACGGTGAATATGGAGTCGAGAAAGTTATTCAGGGAGCTAAGACAGAGTCAGTTCCTCTTGGAGAGATTAGGGACTTGGCTGAGGATAGAAAACTTTTGTTTGACGAAGAGATTATGTCATTCACCATGGGAAACTGTATCACACTTGAGGACACCAATGGAAATAGGAAGTTACTTAAGAAAAGATATGAGCACAAAATCGATAATGTAGCAGCTCTTATGGACGCCTGGGTTGCTTACAAGCTAAACAGAGAGGCGTTCGAGTAAGGAGCAATATGTTATATGAATCTTCTTATTACGGTATTGCTGGTCTTGGCGACGATAGCTTACAGCACCATGGAATAAAAGGACAGAAATGGGGCGTTCGCCGCTTCCAGAATGCTGACGGTTCGCTTACACCAGAAGGACAGAAGCGATACGGTACGACCGGGTACGGGCCGGGCACGCTAAACCGAACTACGGCAAAAGCGTACGAAAAGTATGGGCTTGTTGAACCAAATCCGAACAAGAACCAGGCTTGGGACAATGCCAGAACTATGCTTGACAAAGGTGCTAGCGATAAAGAGATAAGTAAGTATCTTAAAGCATCTAAGTTTAATGACGACGATGTCAAGAAGTGGATGCTTGAACACGAAGGCGGGCTTACGAATAACAGCCGAAAGAAGCTGGTTATAAATGCGGTTAAAGCGAAAGAAGGGCATGGCGACATTGACATCGACAAGTTGCCTGATACCGAAAAGAAACGGGCCTATATAGATGCGGTTAATAAGTTTCGTCAGGCTAAACAGGATGGCACTGGCACTAGTTTTGCTGCGTTAAGTGCAGCCTCGCGTGCTTACGCTAAGGAACTTGTGGGACCGCACGGTAAAAAACAAATAAAAGTTGTTGATCGTGGTAGCACCGTCAGAAACGGTTACTGGCAGGATTTGAAAGAAACGTATCATGAACGATTAGACGAATTAGTCCTGATGTCGTTAACGAGACAAGCTGGTAGACTGCACCGCAGTAACATTATACATAGCTATCAACCAGCCATGAAATACGAATCCGAGTATTACGGCGTTCTCACGGTCCCTTTTGAACCCGAGCTAAAGCATCAGGGCATCACCGACTGGTAAGGAGCGAAAAATCAAAATGAGTTTAAAAGATAGGTTACAGCATGGCTGGAACGCATTTATGGGTCGTGATCCGACCCCGATGGTAACTATGGAAACCGGCGACGTTTATCGTCCTGACTACTATAGGCTCTCTAGAGGCAGCGAGCGATCGATGATTACTGCTATCCTTAATCGTATCGCTGTGGACGTAGCGTCCAACTCTATCGAGCACGCCAGAATGGATGAAGAGAACCGATATCGAGGCCCGATGACTTCTGCGTTTAACGAGTGTCTTACTGTGGCAGCAAACTGTGATCAGTCTGGCAGATCGTTCATTCAGGACGCAGCTATGTCATTACTTGACGAAGGAGTTATTGCAATAGTTCCGACAGAAGCTACGGCGGATCCTCGAATCACGGCCTCTTACGACATCGGTTCGCTTAGAATTGGTAAAGTTACGCACTGGTATCCGCAGCATGTAACGGTTCTTCTCTACAATGAGATTACCGGAAGGAAAGAGGAGCGGCTTTATCCTAAATCCATGGTTGCATTGCCGGAGAATCCATTCTTTGCAATCATGAACGAGCCAAACTCGATCTACCAGAGACTTGTTAGTAAGCTAAGGATGCTTGACGTTATCGACAGGCAGTCTAGTTCTGGCAAGCTTGACCTGATTATTCAGGTGCCTTATGGTGTTGGCTCGAAGACGAGAAAAGAGAGAGCTGAAGGTAGACGTAAAGAGATTGAACGGCAGCTTTCAGGTTCAAAGTATGGTATTGCCTACATTGACGGTACTGAGAAGGTAACTCAGCTGAACCGCGCTGTAGAGAATCAGCTCTTTACACAGGTTGAGTACTATACCAATATGCTTTTCTCGCAGCTTGGTATGCCTAAAGCAGTCTTTGAAGGAACCGCTGATGCAGCTACAATGCTTAATTACCAGTCGAGGACAATCGAACCAATCATTTCAGCAATAGTCGACGCTATGCGCTGGAAGTTCTTAACCAAGAAAGCTAGGACACAGGGACAAAGCATTGTCTTCTTCCGTGATCCGTTTAAGCTTACCCCGGTTGAGCAGATTGCTGAGATCGCTGACAAATTTACGAGAAACGAGATCTTGTCTTCTAATGAAGTTAGACAGATCATTGGCTATCGTCCGTCTGACAATCCTCAGGCTGACGAACTTAGAAACTCGAACATGCCACAGCAGGATGAACAACCTCCGGCAGAAACCCCGGCTGGGGAAGAAACAGATAATCACAGTAATAATGTAGCTCAGATCTTAAAGAAGATTTGAGTTTTTCTTTTGCCCAAAGGTTAGATAAGACTAACTACATAGAGGAAGACAGACGTTAACTCTTGAGAAAGGATTACGACTTAACGGCAAAACAAAAACAGAAAGGAAAATCAAAATGGCTAAAAAACGCTATGACTTTGGCGGATGGGCCACCAGAAATGATCTCCTTTGCTCTGATGGAAGAACGATTCGCGCAGATGCCTTTAAAGAGTGTGACGGTGAAACGGTCCCACTTGTTTGGGGACACGATCACGGTGGGCCCAAGACGATTCTTGGTCACGCTCTGCTTGTGAATAAGCCTGACGGCGTATACACCTATGGCTGCTTTAACAATTCTGAGGACGGACAGCGAGCAAAAGAAGAAGTTGCTCACGGTGATATTCGTTACCTCAGCATCTATGCAACGCATTTGAAGCAGCAGAGCGGAAACGTTCTTAAAGGAAAGATCAGAGAAGTATCACTTGTACCGTATGGCGGTGCAAATCCGGGAGCATTTATTGACAATGCAGTGCTGGCTCATTCTGACGGTACTTACGATATGTCTGATACAGAGGCTATTTTGTTTACCGGTTATCAGATAGAGGAACTCGAAGATTTAGAGCACGCTGATAAGGAGGAAAAAGAAGTGGCCGATCCGAAAGAAGAAAAGAAAGAAAGCGGCGAGGGCAGATCCGTACAGGACGTCCTGGATGAAATGACTGATGAGCAGCTCCGTGTAGTTGCTTATCTGATGGATGAAGCATCAAAAGGAAACAAGAAACCGTCGGATGATGAAGACGATGACGACGAAGTACAGCATGGTGAGGAGGAGTACGACACTATGAAATACAACGCATTTGAAAACGAAACTGGCAGACGCAGCAACGTTCTTAGTCATGCCGATCAGGAAGAGATCCTGAACATGGCTAAAGACAGCCGCCTTGGAACCTTTAAAATGGCTATGCAGCAGTTTATGGAAGATAACGAGCTGATGCACGCTGATTCCGCTGCTCCGGTAGCAGGCTTTGACAATACTACGCCGCTTGCAGAAGAAGGCATCGACTCTATGTATACGTCCTTTACCGCGATCCTGCCGGAATACAAAGATGTTCGCCCGGGCGCTCCTGAACTGGTAACTGATGACCAGGGCTGGATCAGCACTGTTATGGCTAAAGTGCATAAGAGCCCGATTTCCCGTATCAGAACTAGCCAGGTTGACATCCGCAGATCTTCTGACGTCGCTGCACAGCTTCGTGCTAAAGGTTATCAGAAGGGTAGAAGAAAGACCGAGACCGGTAACATCAAACTGGCAAGACGTACAACCGATCCGCAGACGATCTATGTGAAGAACGCTCTGCATCGCGATGACATCGTTGATATTACTGATTTCGATTATGTGCAGTACCTGTACAACATCGATCGCATGATGTACAACGAAGAGCTGGCTACCGCTATCATGATCGGTGACGGCAGAGACGACGCTGATCCGGATAGAATCTTCCCGGAGCATATCAGACCGATCTGGACAGACGATGATCTGTACACGATCCACTACGATATGACCAATGAGAAGGACAACCTCCAGGGTTCCAATACTACTGGATACTTCGGTGACAATTATAAGGAAGCGGAAGCCATGATCAACGCCTGCCTGTATTCTCGTGAGGACTACAAAGGCAGCGGCACACCGGATATGTTCATTCATCCGCATAAGCTGAACGTTATGCTGCTGGCTAGAGACCGGAACGGCCGCAGAATCTATTCCTCTAAGCAGGAACTGGCTACAGCGTTCAACGTTGGCAACATCTACACTGTTGATAAGTTCGAGAACCTGACCAGAACTGTTGGCGACAAGAAGATGCAGCTGAATGCCCTGATCGTGAACCTGGCTGACTACTCTCTGGGCGCTACCAAAGGTGGACAGGTGACTCACTTCACTCAGTTCGATATCGACTTCAACCAGCAGAAGAGCCTTCTGGAAGGAAGACAGTCTGGTGCTCTGACCAGAATCTACTCTGCAATCGCTATTGAGGAGCAGGTTACTTCCGGAACTACCGCTGGCGGTGAAACCACTGGTAATGAAACCACAGAACCCGCAGGCTGATCTAAAAATCAAAATGGCCTAAATGGAGGTGATTAGTTGAATAAGTATTACGGGCCGATTGGCTTTGCTACTCAGGTAGAGGACGAGCATAGTGTGACGGAAGAAGTCATACGTGAAGGGTGGTACTATGGCGACGTTCGCAGGAACTCTAGACGTTACGAGTCTTCCGATAAGATGCTCGACGACCTTGCCATCAACAACGAGATTAGCATTCTGGCTGATGCTTACGCTAACGAAAACTTCCATGCTATTAGATACGCGGTGTATATGGGAACTAAGTGGGAAGTCACTAACGTAACCGTAGAAGCACCGCGTCTTTTACTCACTCTTGGAGGTGTATACAATGGACCGACGGATTGAACTTGACGATCTCTTGAAAGAGATTGCCAACACTTACGGAGCCCATGTGTATTATCAGCCTCCGTCGAGTGTGAAGATGCAGTATCCCGCTATCCGTTATGAACGGTCGAGAACTGATACCGATCATGCCGACAATCTCCCCTACCGAATACAAATCGGCTATCAGATAACAGTAATTGACCGTAATCCGGATAGTGAGATTACCAAGGCGATCCTTAAGCTGCCGCTTTGCAGCTATAATCGCCATTACTATGCAGGCAACTTAAATCACGACGTTTTCATAATCTACTATTAAGGAGGACACGTATATGTCTAAACTTGTATGGGACAAAATTGGTGAACATATTTATGAAACCGGTGTTGACAGAGGAGTTCTCTATCAGCTTGACGCCCAGAATGCCTTTGTTAACGGCGTAGCCTGGTCTGGTCTTACTGCTGTTAACGAGTCTCCGTCCGGTGCTGAATCTACAGCTCTGTACGCTGACAACATTAAATACCTGAACCTGATCTCTGCTGAAGAGTATGGCCTGACGATCGAGTGCTATACCTATCCGGATGAATTTGCTGTTAACAACGGCGAAGCTTCCCTGCTTGATGGTGTATCCATCGGTCAGCAGACAAGAAAGCCGTTCGGCTTCTGCTATCGTACTCTGGTCGGTAACGATACCGAGGGCACAAATAAGGGCTATAAGATCCACTGCGTATACAACTGCCAGGCTTCTCCGTCTGAGACCAGCCACTCCACAGTTAACGACTCTCCTGAAGCTGCTAACCCGAGCTTCACGATTACCACAACTCCTGTTAACGTAACCGGCCACAAAGCAACTGCTACAGTTACAATCGATTCCACAAAGGTAACTGATAAGCAGCTTAAGGCTATCGAGGATGTTCTGTACGGTGCTGAGAGTGCTGAGCCGAGACTTCCTCTGCCGGATGAGATCGCTACGATCATGCAGGGTGCTGCCTGATAAAAATCAAAATGACCTGTTTTGGACCGTATTCAGTAAGGCTGGCGGTCCTTATTTAATGAAAGGAGAAAACGAATGTTTAAACTTACAGTAGAATACCCGAACTTCCTTGGCGAAAAGAAGGAAGAAACCTTCAGATTTAACTTTAGCGAAGACGAACTTTTGAATCTGGCAAAAGATGATCCGGAATTTAATGCTGACTACATCGCGGTGCTCATGAAGGAAGAGCGCCTGATGGGCATGTACATGCTGCTTAGAAAGCTCGTACTGTTCTCTTACGGTGAAATGAGTGACGACGCTAAGTACTTCCGTAAGAGTGAAGAGAAACGTAGCGATTTCCGGCAGTCAGCAGCGTTCGATGCTGTTATCGATAAGTTCGTAGGACCCGGATCTGAGGATCTTATGAAAGCTTTTATCTATAACGTATTTCCGGCTAAATTTGCTGAAGAACTTAAGAAGAAAACACAGGCAGCCCAGCTTGAGGTTGTTAAATAAATAGACTGCGAGGTGAGAGAATGCTTCAAATAACTATTCCCGGCGGTGAATGGTGGGACGAAGAGAAGGAAGAGTTCTTCTACACGAAACCTGCTACTTTAAAGCTTGAGCATTCTCTCATTTCCATTTCGAAGTGGGAATCCAAGTGGCATTTACCGTTCTTTGAAACAGAGAAGAACGATGAGCAGATCTACGACTACATTAAGTGCATGACTCTTAATCAAGAAGTCGACGATTTAGTGTATAGAAGGATTCCTGCTTCTGAAGTTCAGAGGATCAATGATTACATTGCTGATCCGATGACAGCAACTAAGATCAACTCGCTCGGAAATGACAAGAAGCAATCTGGTGAGTACATTACCTCTGAGCTGATTTACTACTGGATGATAGCTTACAACGTGCCTGTTGAGTTCCAGAAGTGGCATATTAACAGGCTTATCATGCTGATTAGGGTTTGCTCTGAAAAGAATAAGCCCAGTAAGAAGATGAACGCAAGACAGATAGCAGAAATGAATAGAGCAAGGAATGAAGCCAGAAAAGCTAAGTACCATACGAGGGGGTAATGCTTATGTCAGGTATTAAGATCACCTCTAAGGGCGACTTTTCGAAAGTTACAAGATGGCTAGAGCGAGCCAAAGAGAAATTGAGGCTCGGAATCCTTGACAAATACGGACAGGAAGGCGTTTCGGCTCTGTCCTCAGCAACCCCGGTGGATTCTGGAGTTACTGCTTCGTCTTGGCGTTACGAAATTCAAAATGGCCCTCAGGGAGCTAAACTTAGCTTCCATAATGACAACATTAATAAGGGTGTTAACATTGCTATCATTCTGCAGTACGGGCATGGGACCGGAACTGGTGGCTGGGTAGAAGGAAGAGACTACATCAACCCGGCCATTCAACCGATATTTGACGAAATTGTTGAAAATGCATGGAAGGAGGTTACACGTGTATGAGTAACGGTAACGTTGTTGACTCAAAGATAGTTGAGCTTGAGCTTAATAACTCAAACTTTGAGTCAAATGCCACTACCAGCTTATCTACATTAGAGAAACTTAAGAAAGCGTTTAACTTCACTTCCTCTTCTAAAAACTTTGACGACATGAACGCGTCTCTTCATAAGATAGACGTGAATTCTGTTACAAACAGCGTTCACAATCTTAGAGGGGCGTTAAATGACCTTAAGTCTGTCGTTGCGTTTGCTTGGATTGCTGACGAAGCGATTAAGGCTAAGAATAAGGTCGAAGAGTTTGTAAAGTCTGTAAGCGTTGACCAGATTACTGCAGGTTTCAGTAAATACGGCGAAAAGACCAGTGCTGTCCAGACTATTATGGCGGCTACTGCCAAGGACTTCGCCGATCAGGGCGAGCAGATGGAGTTCGTTAATGGTCAGCTTGAGAAACTGAACTGGTTCACTGACGAAACTTCCTACAACTTCCTTGACATGGTAAGCAACATTGGTAAGTTTACGAGCAATAACGTTAAACTTGACGACGCTGTAACGTCCATGCAGGGTATTTCAAACTGGGCTGCTATTTCTGGCGCTAATGTTGGTGAAGCTAGCCGAGCAATGTATAACCTTTCTCAGGCTATTGCTGTAGGTTCTGTTAAACTCATGGACTGGAAGTCTATCGAGAACGCTAACATGGCCACCGCTGAGTTTAAGCAGACTGCCATTGATACGGCTGTACAGCTTGGCACACTTAAGGAAAAAGGCGACGGACTGTACGAAACTCTAAAGAACCATGAAGTAAGCGTCACAAACTTCAACCAGAGCCTCAGCGATGAATGGTTCTCGAGTGAGGTTCTTCTTAAAACGCTTGACCAGTACGGCGCGTTCACCAATGAACTTTACGATACGATGGAGGCGCTTAACTACTCCATCACAACTTCGCAGCTTCTTGAATATGTAGAGGACTTTAAAGAAGGCACCCTTGACCTTAACGCTGCATCCAAGAAAGCTGGCGTTTCCGCTGATGAGCTTAAGAAAATGTTAACAGAGCTCGGCTCGGAAGAGTTTGAGTTCGGCTTAAAAGCGTTTAAGGCAGCTCAGGAAGCAAAGACTTTTGAGGAAGCCGTAGACTCTGTTAAGGATGCGGTCTCAACTGGGTGGATGAACACCTTTGAGATCATGTTCGGTGACTACCTTCAGGCTAAAGAGCTCTGGACAGGTCTTGCTAACGATCTTTACGAGATATTTGCAGAAGGCGGTAACACCCGAAATGAGCTTCTTCGTGAAGCAATGGACACAACGGCTGCGATCGGTCAGGAAGAGTGGGATAAGTTTGCTGAAACCGGTATTACTTCTTCCAGATACATGACCAGGCTTCGTGAGGCGGTTAAGGATCATGAGAATGCTGTTACAGAGTTTGCTGACGACGAAGACTGGCTTAAGCAGTCCTTAGAGCGCGGCGTAATCACGGTAACCGACCTTGAAACCGCTTACGAGAGTTTACTTAGCAATGTTAGTGGCAATGTCGATAAGGAGCTGTTAAAGCAGGTCGAAGCCGCAAAAGATGCTGATGACGAGTTTGCTAAGCTGTTTGATACTATTGACAAATTCGATGCTGCTGATGTTGGCAAAGTTGTATTTGGTGACGGCACGACTCAGGTAGCCGAGTTAGAAGACGCCCTTGATAGTATGCTTGACTATATGGAGCTTGGCCAAGATAAGGGTGCTGCTCTTGTCGAAGTTTTGCAGTCCATGGGATATTTGGGCGGCGTTGTTTCTGATGTTGACCAGGATCTTCTTAAGCAGATGCAGACTGCTAAAGAGAGTAACGATACGTTTAAAGAGCTTCTTAGTACGCTTGATAAGTACTCTTCTAAGGACCTCGAGTCTGTTATATTTGGCGACGGCACCTATCAGGTTGAAGAACTTGAGCGGGCGCTTGATACTATGATAGAGCAGCTCGGGCTTGGTCAGGAAGATGGCCAGAAGATGGTCGACTGCTTAAAGGAGATGGGCTATTTTGGTGGCAATGCTGCCGATGCTATCTCCAAGCTATCCGATGAAGAACTTCGTGGTCTTGGCTTTACTGAAGAACAGGTTAAGCAACTTCGTAAAGCTGTTGAAGAAGGAAAAAGTGTCGAGGCTGTTTTAAAGGAACTCTTTGAGATTAAACCTACCGGACGGGAACTGTGGACCGAGTCACTTACGACTAGTATGCAGAACCTGATTCATATGATTGAGCTGGTCAAGACCGCGTGGAGTGATGTTTTTCCACCTGCAACTGCGACCGGAATTTACAATATCATAGAGTCCATTCACGATGCTGTGATGGGCTTTCAGGATCTGTTCTTTACTCTTGACGAAGATGGGAACATTGAAGAGTTTACTGAAGCAGGAGAGAACTTAAGATCGGTGTTCTCTGGATTGTTTTCAGTTCTTGATTTAGGTCTTAAGACCGTTCATACACTTGGCAGCGCTGGTTTTACTGTACTTAGAGGAATCCTTGACGGTCTCGGAATTGATATTTTAGGAATTCTCGGAACTATAGGCCGGCTCGTTACTGGATTTCATGACTGGGTTGTGAACTGTAACATTCTTGGTAAAGCTTTAGACTTTGTACGAGGAAAAGCAACTACAGTTGGTGCTAAAGTTCGTGGCTGGGTTGACAGTTTCATAAAACTTCCGAAAGTAACCGGAACGCTCAACCGTTTCAGGTTTGCTTTTAAGGCTGCCGGAAAGAGCATTAGTCCTTTCTTTGATGGCCTTAAGAAGAAGGTCGACGAGTTCAAAGCTAAGATCAAAGAACTTAACGGTTTCAAGCTCGAAAACCTTACGGCTATATTTAAGGCGTTCAAAGAAACAATTGTTAACTACGTTAAGAACTTCCCAGGCTTTAAACCGGTTCAGGCTGCTTTTGAAAGTCTTGGCCGGTCGATCAAAGGAATTCTTGATGAGTACAAGATCAAGTTACCGTCTATTAGCGGTGCCTTGACCAAATTTGGTAATTTTGCTAAGCTCGCATTTGGCTATGCCGGAACTGCAGCAAAAGGAGCGGTTGGCTTTGTTAAGGATCTGTTCGACAGGTTTGTGAACTTACCGAAAATACAGGCGAATCTTGGCCGATTTAAAGATGGATTTAAGCAGGCGTTTGGCAGCATCGGTGACTTCTTTACCGGTCTTAAACCGAGGATTGACTCATTCATTGACAGCGTCAAGAAAATGGGCGGATTGAAGCTTGATACGCTGGCCGGCGTATTTGAGTCCTTTAAGAACACGATCGGAAGTTACTTTTCGAACTTCCAGGGCTTTCAGGGTCTTAGAGATGCAGTTAAGAAGCTCTGGGATGATATTTCGACTTGGTTTAGTGGCACAAAGATCGGTGCTATCTTTAGTGACTTTCTTGATCGTGTTAATACGTTCATTGCTGGCGTTAGAGAAGCTTTCGAAGCGTTCACGATGCCAAAATCGATTCAGGATATTTTCGACTTCTTTAATAAGGATAAAACGTCTGACCTTGAATCTGGCGCTGACGAAGCTGCCGGAACAATGGATACGTTCTCACAGAGAATTTACTCTGCATTTGACAAAATTAAAGAAGCTTTGGCCGGCATTAGGGTAAAAGACATTGTTAGACTAGCAACAGCGTTTCTCTTGTTTAAAGCTGTGAGTTTCGTGTTTACTGCTCTTAAGTCGTATGAGGCTTTGATTGCGGCGAAGGCAAACGAGCTTAATGGGCGGCGTCTGCTAGAGATGGCAGCAGCTCTTGGAATATTGGCTGCCGCTGTGTACGCACTAGCCAAGGTTCCGATATTAGATTTGTTGAAGGGCGCTGCAGCAATTATAGCTTTAATGGCAGCACTGACTATTATGTCCCGTTTCTTCAAAGGTGAAGATGAGTTCAAGGGCATGAAGAACGCGGCTGAAGCGATGTTTATATTAGCAGGCTCGTTGCTTCTTATTACCGCAGCGCTCAAGGCAATGGAATTTATTGATTTTACGAAGAGCGGAAAGAATTTACTTGGCGTACTAGGCGTATTGGGAATTCTTGGCTTAGTTTCCATAGCATTAAAGAAATGGGGCGCTGATCTTGGTAACGGGTTGGCCATATTGTCAATAATTGGTTCCATGTTCTTAATGCTTGCTCTGTTTAAGATTCTTGAAAGTTTTCACATTGACAATGTATGGAACGTAGTAAAGAATCTTGGACTTTTAATAGCGGCGTTGGCGGTTACGTTTAAAGTCATCGGCTGGGCTGCTAAAGATATTAAAGGATCAGCGCCGGCGATATTAGCTCTTGGAGCTACATTCTTGCTGCTTTCCATAGCCATGAAAGTTGTGGAGACTGTTGTAAAGCAGTGCAACCTCATTGAGCTGGCACTAATTGTCGGTGTTATGCTTGGCATTGCCTATGTGCTTAAGATCATTCTTGAAGCAGCAAAAGATGCTAAAGCTGCGGCTTTAACTATAATAGCTCTCGGCGTGCTGTTCGCTATTCTTACGGCGGTCCTAGCGGTGCTAGCTTTGATTCCCGGTCCTGAGCTGTTAAAGTCTGTTGGTGTATTGCTGTTACTGATGCTCGGTATTGACAGTGTACTTTATATGCTCGGTAAAACGGATCCAAAAACTGCTCTCGCTAATGCCGGTGTGATGATATTATTAATGGTTGCTGTAGGCGCTGTTCTTTGGGCCATGGACGCTTTAGGAATAGATGGTGCTCTGGAAAATGCTGAAGCTATTTCACTTGTAATAATAGCGTTATCTGCGGCGTTCTTGTTAATCAGTCTCGCCGGGCCGCTTGCTGCAGCAGCGATACCTATATTTGGACAGTTTCTGGTATTGCTTGGCATTGCCACTCTTGTGTTCGGAGTGGTAGGCGCGCTAGCAAGTTTAATACCGGAAGGCATACGTGATAAAATACTCAGCGGCTGTGAGTTTCTTGTTGACGTTGCTAAGTTACTTGGCGAAATGATTGGCGAGTTCCTTGGCGGTATGGTTGCCGGCGGTATGAATGTTCTTCCTGAAATTGCTGACGCAATAGCCGGGTTCTGTGAGCACATGCAAGGTGTTAAGCCGATTGACGACGCTGGCGTGAAGTCGATAAAGCAAGTTCTTCTGGCAATGGTAGGCATTGACCTTGTTGGAATGGTTGGCGATATTCTTGGCTCTGATGACGCTGCTAAAGAGGGACTGTCGTACGTTCAGCAGTTTGCTGTTGATATTGCTGCTTTAAGTGATGGCTTAAAGACATGGGCTGAGAACATGAACGGCTTTAAGGAGATTAATGTTCCTGAAGACGCACTAGACGCTCTTACAGACAGCATTGGCAAAATCAACTGGACGAGCTTTAAAGGTAAGCTCATGGAGTGGGCAGGCAGCATGTTGACTGGTGAAGATCAAAGCGCTGTTAAACAGTTTGGCGAAGATTTAACCACCTTAGCTAATAGTCTTAAGGTGTGGCAGGATAAGATGACCGAAATCGGATCAATCACTGTCCCATCTGAAGACATTTCTGCCCTTGCCGATGCTCTTGGTGAAGTTCCCGGAACTGGGTTATTTGAAAAGATCAGCAACTGGTTCAACGGCGCACCGGACTTTGATGCATTTAAAACGAATGTAACCAAACTTGGTGAAGCGTTAGCCGCATTCGATACAGCTATTGGCGATGACGTTGACACAGCAAAGATTAGTAAGATGTCCGATGCCGTGTCCTCACTTGCCGATATCGGTAACAAATTGTCTGGTCAGCAGCTTTCTGACTCTTGGTTCTCAGGAGAAGGAATACTTAAGAAATTCGCTAAGGCAGTTATTGAGTTTGCTGAAGAGCTTTCCGGACTTTCCGATGTTACGATTGATACGGAGTCTCTGTCATCGTTTGCTTCGTCCACGTCGACGCTTGCAACCGCTACACAGACGATGTCAACAGTGACTATTGAAGGTGACATTATTGACAAGGGTCTTATTGACAAGTTCAAATCTTGTGTACAGACGCTTTCAGATGCTATCTCTGGACTGACAGGTCTTGATACATCAGGCGTTGACAAACTTACTGGCGCTGTAGATAAGCTTGCCGCTGCTGATATTTCGTCGGCTGTTGACAAGCTCTCTAGTGCTTCGTCTCTTGGATCTGATGCTGATCTTAGCAGTTCTGGTAAAGAGATGGGTAGTTCGTTAGCAAGTGGGCTTAGCGCACAGTCAGGTGCAATGAGCAGCGCGATGAGTGGTCTTGTCGATTCTGCTAAATCAGCAGTCAGAACAGATGGCTTTAGTGACGGAGGTAAGGCGATTGCAAAAGCGCTCGCTGACGGAATTGCTCAAAGTGCGTCTCTTGCAGCGGATGCCATGAGACAGGTCATAAATTCAGCTAGGAATCAGGCAGGCGGACACATTGGTGGCTTTTACTCAGCAGGTTCTCAGATGGGTGCTGGCTTTGCTAACGGTATAGCTGGCAGTGCGTTCAGGGCTATGATAGCTGCCAGGGCGATGGCAGTTGCTGCACTTGAGGCTGCTAGAGCTGCGCTGAGGGTGCATTCACCTTCTAAGGAAGCTTACGAAATAGGTAACTTCTTTGGCCTTGGTTTCACAAACGCTATCGACGATAACGTTGGCAGTGCCTACGATTCTGGCTACGGAATGGCTGACGCAGCAAGGAAAGGACTGCATAACGCGGCTAGAGCAGTCAAAGAGATTCTCTCAAACGACTTTGATTCGAGCCCGGTTATACGTCCTGTACTTGACCTTAGCGAAATTCAAAATGGCGCTTCTTCTATTGGCAATCTGCTTAACTCCAGTCCGATTCCGGTTACTGGGAACCTGAGCGCTATTAGAGGAAACGTTAATGCTAGAAGCATGGTTACTAACGGAGATGTCGTCTCTGCGATTTCCAAGCTTCGCAATAGTCTTAATAATAAGCCGGCCGGAAATACCTACGTTCTTGATGGAATTACCTATGACGATGGCAGCAACGTAGCCATGGCTATCAAGGATCTGGTACATGCAACACAGGTGGAAAGGAGGGCAAATGGCTAGTAAAAAGAAGGTTACCGGTCTGGCAGTTAAGCTTCAGTCCGGAACACCTCGTACTTACTATGCTACTTGGAACTGGTCTAAGAAGCATACGAAAGAGTACGATCTTCAATGGTACTATTCCACGAGTCAAGGGGTATGGTTCATTGGTTCTGACTCCACTTCGAGAGTTAAGAACGGAACCTACTCCGCTCCTGATAACGCCACCGCAATCAGAGTACGGGTTAAACCAGTTTCTGAGACACATAAAGTAAACAATAAAGACGTTAATTACTGGACGGCATCCTGGTCGAATTATGCAACAGTCAATCTGGGGCAGGTTCCACCGGAAAAGCCGCCTACACCAACAGTGACGATTAGCGACTTCTCACTTACAGCTTCTGTTAACTATTACGGAGACGGAACAGTAATTGAGTTTGAAATAATTCAAAATGACCAGATTAGCCTTGGCACAGCGCAGGTTGGCCTTGCTACGAATCATGCTGCCTATAAGAGGTCAGTCTCAGCGGGGAGCAGATACAAGGTAAGAGCCAGGGCTAAGAAGTGGTCAAGCAACTACAGTGACTGGACTGAGTATTCAGACAACGTCGAGACGATCCCATCTAATCCTACAAGGATTAAGAGTGTCAGTGCAACTTCCTCGACAAGTGTTGCTGTTACTTGGGACACAGTAAACAATGCTGACAGCTATGAAGTACAGTACACAAAAAATAAAGATTACTTTGATACTGCGCCAGGAGAGGTACAGTCAGCTACTGTAGAAAAAGTGACAACGGCCAACATTACCGGAATGGACACCGGTCAGACTTGGTACTTCAGGCTTCGTGCCATTAACGAACAGGGTAATTCGGGCTGGACACCGATTGTTTCATGCGTTATCGGTTCTGTGCCGTCGCCACCTACGACCTGGTCTTCAGCGACTACGGTTGTTGGAGGAGAAACGGTAACTCTTAGCTGGGTTCACAACAGCGAGGATAACTCGGCTCAGACAGCAGCGACTCTTGAGATGATTATTAACGGTGTACCTCAGACCAGAGAGTTCACAGCAGAATCTTCATATGAAGTAAATACAGAAGGATACAAGGATGCCTCGACGATTCAGTGGCGAGTCAAGACAAAAGGCATTACT